GAACGAACGCTGCCCGGAGCTCGGCCAGGAGCGTGCTCATGTTCCGGATCGGCTGGTCGTTGATGGTGACCACCCGAACCGCGCTCTGCTCGCGGTCGTACAGCGTCATCTGCGTGAAGTCGGCCACGATGACGGTGTTCTCCGGCACGCCGATCGAGATGACGACCGGGCGCCCCCAGAGCGTGATGGGGCCGCTCGCGCTCGGCGGCCCCATCAGGTACGCGCCGCCAGACGCGCCGGTCTCCCGCGAGAGCCGGACCGCCTCGAAATCGACCGGGTTCCAGACGGAGGCGCTCGGATTGGACAGGCCGGTCACCATGACGCAGGTCATCGCGTGGTACACCGCGTCAGCAGCAGAGCCGGACCCGGCGCCCAGGCCGGTCGTTAGGATGCCCGGGTTCGACAGGATGCCGAGCAGGTTCGGCGCGGTGCCGTTGCCGCTGATGATGTCGGTCTCCAGCTTGAGCGCCAGGTGCGTCAGGAGCTGGTTCTCGATCATCGACTGGGCGGCGGGTGAGTCAGCCAGCATCTGATTGGTGACCGGCACCCACTCGGCGATCGTCGAGACCGGCGTCTGGCGCAGCGTCCAGCCGATCGCGCCCTCCGGCTTGAGGCCGGTGACGCCGGTCGTGTTGGTCGCCTCGGCAACGGCGGCCGCGTTGTTCGTCGAGGTGGTCATCTCGTAGTACTCGATCAGGTTCGACGTGGTTGATGACGTCGGGATCAGATCGAGCAGCGTGGTTTGGCGCCAGAGGTACTCCGGGCCGGTCACGCGCTCGGCCGCGATGGTCGGCCCGCCGACGCCGGAGCCTGAGTGGACGAGCGCCTTGCGCATCAGCTCGTTGAGCATGCTGCCGTCGAGCTTCACGCCCAGCTCGATCCGGGTCGATGGGTTGTTCAGGACGCCGCTCTCGATGGCCCGCTTATATTCCTCCGACTCGATGAACTGGGCGCCGAACAGCCGGCGCGCCTTGCTCGGGGCGTCGTCGCCGGTCGGCTGGGTGTGGCCGACGACCGGCTGGCGCAGCCGCTTCTGGTTCTCGGCGATCCGCCGCCGCTGGGCGTCGGCATCCTCCAGGCCCGAGAGCTTCTCCTCCAGACCGTCGATCTCCGAGAGTAGCCGTTTGACCTCGGCGTAGTCCTCGGCGTTCTCGTCGCGGGTGAGCCCGGCAGGGTACTTCTTGTCGATGGCGCCGGCCGCGTCGTACAGTCGGCGGATCTCGGCGTGCGCCTCGGGGATGGTCATGCTCATGGCTGCGGCTCCGTCTCGTCGGGGGCGGCCGTCTCAGGCGGCGCGGCGGGCGGCGGCGGCGGCGTGGTCGGCGGCGGTGTGGGCGTCTCGGGGTCGCCAGGGCGGCGCGGGGCGCTCGGGTCTCGCGGCTCGCGCTCCGGGCGCTCGGGGGGCGTCGGTCGGGTCGTTGGCTCGGTCATGGTGCTCCCTCGATCCGGATGCCGTGCCGCGCCAGGCGGCGGCGGCGCAGCTCGTCGGCGATGTCGATGCGCGGCTCTGCGCTCGGCGCAGGCTCGGCTGGCTGAGCGCGCTTGACGTCGGTGATGACGGCGTTCGAATTCGCAGGTATCGCGACAGCCGAGACCTCGTACAGCGCGCACTTCTGGAGCACGCGCACGCCGTCGGCGCGGATCTCCCACTCCAGCGGGATGTAGCCGATCGAGAGCGAGTCGAGGACGCCAGCCTTCGCCAGCTTGTAGGCGTCGGTGCCGACCTGCGTGTCCACGACCGACCAACGGCCGTACAGGCCATCCTCGGTCTCGCGGATCTCGACCTGCTTGCCGATCGGCGTGTGGTGCTCGTACAGGAGCTTGGTCGGCCGCTCGGCGATGGACGCCGCGAACGCGCCGGGCGCGACGACGTCGTTGTAGGCGTCAGGCTCGCCCCACCAGGTGGACGCTAAGCCGGCGATCTCCCAGCCGGTGTCGGCAGCGTTCCGGTCGGCCGCCTTGACCTCGAACGGGACGCTTTTGTATTCGAGCGGCATGCAAAAACCCCCTTCCCCGCTGCGTCATGCGCGCGTGGTCAGGGGGCTGTTACGCCCGTTTCTTCGATTGCGTACGAGTCTACGCTACCGGGAGTCGGCCGTCAAACGGTGCTGCTGGTATCGCTTGCAGCGCTTGTCGGGGCAGACGGCTTCGATCCGCGCTCTGACCGCCTCGATCCGGAACAGCAGCCGCCGGCAATCGCGGCAGCGAACCTCGACCATCCGCACGACCGGCGACGGCTCACGCCAGGACGAGCTTGGCACGTCGCTCCCTCACGTTCTCCTGGACGACGCGCCAGGCATCGAGCCAGCGGTGCAGGTTCCCGCTGAGACTGTGCTTCCGCTCGACGTGACGCTGGAGCCGTCGAGCGACCATCGACCGCACGGCCGGCCGCTCCACCAGTGTCGCGAGATGCTGCTCCCACTCGTCGACCGTCTCCGCCAGATACCCCGTGCGGCCATGCTCGATGACCTTGCCGTAGACGGTCGGCGTCGCCACCACGGCAGCGCCAGCAACCGCGTACTCGTACACCTTGATGGCCGACTTGCAGCGGTTGAACGGCGAGTCGGCGACGGCCGCGCAGCCGATATCGACCTGACGCAGCCCGGCCGGGTACGACTCCAGCGGCATCCACGGCAGGTAGACGAGACGGTCGTCGGGGACCGCCCGCTCGACGGGGTCCGGCAGGTGGCCCTGCACGACGAAGCGGACCTCGGGGTAGCGAGCGGCGATCCTGCGCCACCCCTCGGCCATGGGATCGGTGTCGCGGCCCAACCGCTCGCCGCCAGCCCAGCCGATCGTCAGCCCTGGTACCGTGCGCTCGGCGCCGCCCAGCGCGCGGCGAAACCACGGCACGTCGATCGCGTTCGGCACCACCAGCACCGGCCGCGTGGTGTAGGTGCGGACGACGGTCGCTAGGCGCTGCGTCGAGACGGTCACGCCGTCGCACTGCTGGAGCGTCCAGATCCGCTCGTACCGCTCGGCCTCAAGCTCCGCGTACGACTTGCCCTCGGTGCGCCCGAGCGCAACCTGCCGGTGCGTGAGCTCCGAGGTCAGGATATCGTCGTCCAGGTCGTACACCACGAACCGCCCGGCGGCGCGGACGACGCCGAACCAGGCCTCGGCCATGCGCCGGGCGCCCGGCGGCCAGGCCAGCCTCGGCAGGACGTAGCCGTCATAGAGGGGCGCCAATGTGCCGATCCCGGGCGCGTCCTTCATGTCCCAGTCGGCGCGGTGCCCGAGCCTCTGCAGCGCGGTGAACGGTTGGAGCACGCGCCAGAGTGTCGGGCCAGACATATCGCCGCAGAGCGCCAGCACGCTCGGTCCGCTCGGGCGCTCCGTGCCAGCCATCAGTGATCCACCCGGTGCGTGAGCGTCATCCGACCAGTGTACGCCCAGGTGGCGCCCGCCTCCATCCAGCGGCGGATGCAGGCCCAGTCGCTCGTCATCCCCGCGCCGAACGGGTACAGGCCACGCTTGAGCAGGTCGGCCCGATAGAGCACGTTGGTGATCTGCCCGAGCTGCGGCGGGTCGGTCCCGATGACGGCGCTGCGCCCTGATGGCCAGGTCAGCGCGCAGCGGGAGTAGGCGAAGTCGGCGCCGATGGCCTCCAGCGCATCGACCAGGCTCTCGATGTGGTCGGGCTCCATCCGCTCGTCGTCGGCCAGCCAGGTCTGGTACGCGCCAGCCGCGAGCAGCATGCCGACGGTCACGGGGGCAGCGCAGAACGAGTCCACGAGGTACGACGACCAGTTGCGGCCGAGCGGGACGAATCGGACCAGGACGCCGCTCGGCGCTGGCTCCGTGCCGTGCTCTCCCCTGAAGAGCCCGGCCTCCATCTCTTTGATCTGCAGCGTCTTGATGCGATCAGTCAGTCCGTAGTCTGGCCCGTCCGAGACGATGACGTGCTCCAGCGGCCGATAGGTCTGCGCTCGGACGTTCTCGATGCAGCCGCGCAGCAGCGTCGCCCGCTGCCACGTTGGCGTGATGACGGACACCAGAGGACGGTCGATCATGATGCCAGCGCCACCATCGCGGCGTGCTCATGCCAGCCAGAGTCGTCGAGCGGTCGCGGGCATGCTGCACGGAAGGCGGCCAGCATTTTCGGGCCGAGTACTCCTACCCTGACGAGCGACGCATCCGACGCTGCCATGAGGCCGCTCATCCCCTCCCAGGCGTAGGCCCTCGCGAGCGGCCAGACACAGCGCCTCCCGAGCCCGGTCGCCGTCAGACGCGGGAGCTGCTTCCGGAGATCGCCCACGAGCCGAGTCAGGCGCTCACGATACTCATCGCGGCACGGGTCGCAGTAGAACACGAGGCGAGGCCACCGCCCGGCTTCCTTGCCGGGTGCGCCGCAGCGCTCGCAGGAGAGGTCGATGCGCTCCTCGTCGCTCATGTCGTCTACGGGTTGGCCGTCTTGATGCAGGCGATCTGCAGGGCGCGGTGGTAGCAGCGCACGCCATCAGCGTCGAAGCCGGTCGCTGTGACGGAGGCGAAGATCAGCCAGAGGATGTACACCAGCACGGCCACGGCGACGATGAACGCGGCAAGTCCCAGCAGCATGGCGGCAGCAGCAGCGGTGCGTGCGGCCTTCGACAGTGGCTCGTGGACGACAACGGACTGAGGCTCGTGTGCGTGCATGCGTGCATCCCCCTAGGCGGAACGTGTCAGCTCGGCGGCGTCGGTCAGTGGAGCGTAGCTGCGCGTGCAATTCGGGTGCTGGAGCGGCGGCGGCTCCTGGCCGAGCGCGAACGTGCGGCCGTTCATCGCCGCGCATGCGTCGTCATAGTCGCCGTCCAGGACGCGCACGCCGACGACGACGCCAGAGGCCCTGTACGACGCGAGAGCAGCGTGGTTCTGCGACGTTCCGAGCTCAGTCCGCGCGACGGTC